ACTTCAACAACACGCACGACAATATGACTGATGTTTGGTCTTTTCCGCGGGTAACTGGTGCGGCCAGGTGGGGGCATGCGACGCCGAAACCAGTTGTGATGGCCGAGCGTGCGATTTTATCCAGCAGCAAAGAAGGCGATTGCGTCGGCGTACCATTTGCCGGTACAGCGCCGGAGTTGATAGCGTGCGAGAGAACCGACCGCACGTTTGTTGGCGCTGAACTTTCGCAAACGTATTGCGAGCGAATCATTGAGCGATGGAACAAAGAAACCGCCGCGAACTTGTTTGGGGTTGTTGGTTGAACCTCACCGACCAGATTCAGCGGTACTGCGATGGGGTGCTGTCTGGCGATGCTGTTGTGGGCGACTACCACCTTGCCGCGGTTCGTAGGTTTGGGCGACTGCGGGATCGGCTGGATTGGGACGCGGATGCCGCCCAATACGCCATCGACTTCTTCGGCCTGCTCAAGCACAGCAAGGGGAAATGGTCGGGCGATGCGTTCCAGCCAAGCGACTGGCAGCGTTTCGTCCTCGCGAACATATTCGGATTCCGCCGGGAAGATGGCAGCCGGGCGATTCGCACAGCATATACATCGGTGGCGAGGAAAAATGGCAAATCCACATTTGCCGCCGGGGTCGGTTTGCTGATGTTTGTGGCTGATTGCGAGGGCGGTTCGGAGGTCTATAGTGCCGCGACAAAACGCGATCAAGCGAGGATCACATACGACGAGGCGGCGAATATGGTTCGATCATCGCCATCGCTGGCTCGAATCATCCGGGTACAGCGGCACAATCTCAGCATCGAATCGACATACTCAAAGATGGAACCGCTCAGTGCGGAGGCCGACAAACTCGATGGACTCAACCCGCACTGCGTTCTTGTGGACGAACTTCATGCACACCGCACTCGCCGCGTTTGGGATGTGCTGGCAACTGCTACCGGGGCAAGAGAGCAGCCGCTCATGTTCGCGATCACGACGGCGGGGTGGGATCGCTCGTCGATATGTTGGGAAGTGGACGAGTACAGCCGCCGCGTTTTGGATGGAATCATCGAAGACGATACATGGTTTTCGATGCTGTGCGGCCTCGATGATGATGACGATTGGCACGACCCCAATTTGTGGGTGAAGGCAAACCCATCGCTTGATGAAACGATCGCGAAGACGTACCTCGAGAAGCAGTGCAAGCAGGCGGAAGAATCGCCCGGCCGCGTTCAATCGTTCCGCCAACTCCACTGTAACCAGTGGACCGAATCAACGTCGCGATATTTCGACATGTCGAAGTGGGATGACTGCGGGCAACCATACGATCTCTCAAAACTCGAGGGGCGACCGTGTTTCGCTGGCCTCGATCTCGCAAGCACCACCGACATCACCGCGTTGGCGTTGGTATTTGACATGGAAGACCACTACTTCGTTTTGCCGTTCTTCTGGATTCCCGCGGGAAATGCTGCCGGTAGGTACCAAAAGGAACGTATCCCATACCCATCGTGGATCGAAAGCGAGTTGATCGAAGCCACGCCGGGGACGGTGACGGACTACGACTTCATTCGCAAGCGAATCAACGAACTGGGGCAGCAGTATCACATCAAGGAAATTGCGATTGACCGATGGAACGCGACACAACTCGCCGTCCACCTTGGTCAAGACGGGTTTGAGGTCTGTTTCTTTGGTCAAGGGATGCGGTCTATGGCTGCGCCGACCAAGGAACTCGAAGCGTTGGTTCTATCGGGAAAGATTGCGCATGGCGGCAACGCGGTGCTTCGGTGGATGGCGGCGAACACATCTGTGGAGCGGGATGCCGCAGACAACCGAAAGCCAAGCAAGAAAAGCAGCAGCGAGAAGATTGACGGCATCGTGGCGACGATCATGGCATTGAGCCGCCTGCAACAAGACGAAACATCAGCAACGTCGATCTACGACGAGCGGGGGATGATCCAGATATGAGCAACACGGGGGATGGTGCAACTGTTGAACGCGGTGCGATGTTGACCGCTGGCGAGTACGCCATGAACGCGGGGACATCGGCAAGCGTCGGCGGCGTGAAGGTGACGAACGAGACGGCGTATACCTTCTCCGCTGTGTACGCTGCGATTCGTGTGTTGGCCGAATCGGTCGCCTCATTGCCGTGTTTGGTCTATGAGCGGAGCGAGAACGGCAAGCGGCGTGCCTATTCGCACCCATACTATTCGCTGTTTCACGACGCGCCATCGCCGGAGCAAACCGCCTTTTCGTTCTTTGAAACGATGATGGGCCACGTTCTTTCGTGGGGGAACGCATACGCGGAACTGGTCCGCGATGGCCGGGGTGAGGTCCGCGAGATATACCCCATCCCGCCTCAGAAGATTCGTATCCAGCGGATCGAAGGTCAACTCGTCTACTTTTACGAAACCGAGGGCCGCACGGTCGCGTTGCCATACGGCGACGTTTTGCACATTGCCGGGCTTGGCTTCGACGGGTTGCAAGGGTACTCGCCCGTCCACATGGCACGAACCGCGATCGGTCTGGGGAAAGCCGCCGAAGAGTTCGGCGCTGCGTTCTTTGGCAACGCCGCCAAGCCAAGCGGTACGCTGTCGCATCCCGGTCACCTATCACCAGAAGCGATGGCCCGCCTTCGCGAGTCGTGGGAAAACATGCACCGCGGCCCCAAGTCTGCTGGCCGCGTCGCCATCATGGAAGAGGGCATGCGGTTCGAGCCGATCAGCATCAACCCCGAAGATGCCCAATTTCTACAAACGCGGAAGTTCCAGATCGAAGAAATCGCCCGGATCTATCGCGTGTCGCCAATGCACTTGCAGGATATGAGCCGCGCAACATACAGCAACTTCGAGCATTCGATGCTTGCCTTCAATCAGGAAACGCTTCGGCCTTGGGTTGTGAAGTGGGAGCAGGAGATCCGCCGCAAGATGTTCCGCGACGGTCGGTTTTTCGCGGAGTTCAATATCTCCGCGATGCTTCGCGGCGACACCGCGTCGAGATTTGAGGCGTACAGGATGGGCCGCGAATCCGGGTTTATGTCGGTGAACGAGATCCGGGCCATGGAGAACATGAACCCCATCGGGTCTGAGGGCGACGGGTATTTGCAGCCGCTCAACTTCGCGCCGCTTGGTGGAGATACTGGCGATGATGACACGCGGGCCGGTTCGTCCTGGTACGAGCCGCTGGTTGTTGATGCGGTTCGGCGTGTTCTGAAAGTTGATAGAAACGCTGTTGTGCGGCGTGTTGGCAAGCACCTTGAGCGAGACGATGCCGACGGCGGCGAGTTCCTGCGGTGGGTCGGTGAACACTACGAAACGGTTGCGGCGAAACTGGCCGATGCGATCAGGCCGTGTGTGGACGCTGCTGTGGTTGCTGGTGAGGAAGAGCATAGGATGCTTGGGGCGGTTCGGGGCATCGCCCACGACTACGGGTATGCAAGCGCCGCCGACATTCGGCGGATGGTGAACGAAAGCGAAACCGCCGCGGAGGCAGCGGTGGAGATCCGGGCTGTTGCAGGCGATGACAGCGAACTTGACAAACAAGTGGCCGAACTGGCCCGACTGATAGTGGGGGTGCTTTGTGGGTGAGATCAGAACGAAACGGTATGATTCTTCGACCGCTGTGGTGGAGTTTCGGGTGGTTCAACTTGGGAATGAAGAGATCCGCAACGATGGCGGGCGGTTACTTCGCGGATACGCAAGCGTCTTTTCATCTCCAAGCGAGTGGCTTGGATTCCGCGAGGTCGTTGCTCCGGGCGCGTTCGCTCGATCGCTTTCCAGCGGCAGGGATATCAAGGCGTTGGTTGAGCATGACCCCGCGAGGATCGTCGGCAGAACCGAAAACGGTTCGCTTGAACTGCACGAAGACGAACACGGCTTGCGCGTTCGCATCGACCCCAACGACAGCAGCGAGGGGCGCGACCTGACCGAAAACATTCGCACTGGCCTTCTTTCACAAATGAGCATCGGCTTCAGGGTTCTAGAGGAAACGTGGGAGAACCGCGGCGGCGAGGAGTTCAGAACACTGGTTGAGGTTGATCTCGTCGAGGTCAGCATTGTCGCGGACCCAGCATACACCAGCACCGAAATCGGCGTTTCCGATCGCGGCTTCGACGGCGGTGTGGTTGTGGTTGAGGAAGACGGCGGGGCGTGGGCCAAAGCGATGGCGGCGGCGATTGAACAACAGGCCGAACCGCTCGAGCCATCCCCGGATGATTCCACCGACCACAGCCGACTCCGCGCCCGGTTGGATTTGCTGGAGAGAATGTAGGGGCCGTCTTGGGTTTGACTGCGCCGAAAGCCGCACGCGGCACGGCGCAAGACGGCGGTTCGATTCCGCCCGGCTCCAGTGTCGTGGGAATTGTCGAGTGGTTTCGCGTTTCCATGGTATAAGTGGTTTGCTCCACTGTGGAGCGGCGCGCCGATGCGTGACCGCCTGCGTGGGGAGCGGCTGCGACTGCCGAACGCCGATGCGTTCAAGCGTGTGCCTGTATTTGGTACTTTCACAAGGTGCCGGAGGCATGCGCTTCCGGCTAGAGCAGGGAAGAAAAAAAATGGATACAAACATCCGCCGCGAACAGCGTGCTGGCTTGATCGCCACCGCCCGCGGAATCGTTGACGGAGCAGACGCGGACAGCCGCGCCCTTACGTCAGAAGAGCAAGAGCAGATCGACCGCGTATTCGCGGACGCTGACGCATTGCAACGCACCATCGAACGCGAGGACCGGTTGGCAAGTGCCGAGGCTGAAATGCGTTCGTTCCAACGTCGCACGGTAACTGAACCAGTCACCGAGCGAGCCACCACCGAACTTGCCGTGACTGCTCAGCCAGAGTACCGCGCCGCGTTCAATCACTGGCTCCGCTCAGGTGATCGCTCAGAACTTCGCGCACTCGAAGTCGGCGTAGCGGGCGAGGGCGGCAATCTCGTCGATGACGGTATGGCCGCGGCCATCATGGAAAAAGCCGACGAAATGAGTTTCGTGCGCGGTTTGTCCAACGTCATCAGCGCGAGCAGTGATACCAAGATCCCGGTCGAATCGACCAAAATGGTTGCAACGATCATCGAGGAAGAGGGCAGTTTCTCCGCTGGTACGACCGATCCCGCGTGGTCGCAGATCACGCTTGGCTCGTACAAATTGGGCGGCAACGTCCTCGTCTCAGAGGAGTTGTTGTACGACGCATCGTACGACGTGCAGGCAACGCTGGCACGATCGTTCGGGCGTTCATTCGCGCTGGGCGAAGACCAATACTGCCTCACCGGCACAGGGTCTGGACAACCGACCGGCATCTTTACCGAAGCCGGTACTGGTAGCGTGACTGCCACCGCTCAGGCTGCCGTGACCACCGACGAGTTGATGGACCTCTATCACGCCGTTGCGCCGGAGTACCGGGTTGGCACAAAGTGCGCGTGGGTCATGCACGATTCGACAGCGAAGGCAATTCGCCAGTTGAAAGATACGACCAACCAGTATCTGTGGCAACCCGGACTGGCAGCCGGGCAGCCCGATACGCTGCTTGGCCGACCTGTTTACCTCAACAGCAACGTCGAGGAGTTGGCAACAGGCAACAAAACCGTTGCGTTCTGCAACTTCGACTACTTTACAATCGTTGATCGGGGAAGCATTGCGATTCAGCGACTCGACGAGTTGTACGCGAACACGGGGCAGATTGGTTTCAAAGGGTACAAAAGATTCGATGCTAGGCTTGGACAGGACGCCGCTTGCGCCGTCTTGACAATGGCTTGATCTTGATTCGGCTTGCGTGGTGGGCGGGCTTCGGCTCGCCCACCACAACCGCCGCGGGGAGGTGTTCCATGTTGATTCGAGCGGTTGAAACAATCAACACAAGCGAGGGTCGTTTTTTGGTAGGGCAGTGCGTCGCCCTTCCACCAAACGAAGCGGTTCGGTTTGTCGATGCTGGCAAGGCAGTCGTGCCTGAGGACATAATCGAAACCGCGTCATTCGTGCAGCCACTCCCGCACCACAAACGAGAACGACGATACAGGAAGGTGAGCGATGCCGACCGGCTTGCAACAAACAACTGCGCCAACAAGTGAGCCGCTGACGCTTACCGAGGTGAAGAACCACCTGCGTATCGACAACACCGACAGCGATGATGAGTTGACGCTGCTGCTTGCCGCTGCCCGCTCGCATGTCGAAACACGAACAAACCGCCAACTGATGCAGGCAACGTACGAGTTGACGCTTGACCGCTGGCCGTCCAGTGGCGTACTCACGCTGCGAATGCCGCCACTGTCAAGCGTGACGAGTGTGGTGTATTACGACGAAAACGGCAGCAGCCAAACATTTTCAAGCGACAACTACCACATTGACACCGCAACCGAACCGGGCCGCGTTGTTTTGGAGGATGGCGAGTCTTGGCCGAATCTTGATATTCGGCCCGCCGCCGTAACGGTGACGTACATTGCGGGGCAAGCGTCTTCCGATGATGTTCCAGATGCCGCGAAACTTGCGACCCTGCAACTGCTCGCACACTGGTTCGAGAACCGCGAGGCCGTCGCGTTCGGGGGCAATCCCACCGAACTGCCCCACGCCATCGAGGCGCTTATCAATCAAGTGAGGGTACCAGAGATCGCATGAGAGCAGGACGCCTGAAACATCGCGTGACCATCGAGACGCCTGGAGGCACTGCCTCAACGTTCGGGGAAGTCGCGCAAACGTGGTCAACCGTTGCGACTGTTTGGGCCGCGGTCGAACCAACGAGCAGCCGCGAGCGTGTCGAGAATGAGCAAACCAAGACATTCACAACACACCGCGTACTCATGAGGTACCGCGACGATGTATCTACAGTGGAGCGCGTGACGTTCGGAAGCAGAACGCTCAATATACAGTCGATCATCAACCCGAACGAGCAGAACGCAACGCTCGAACTTCTCTGCACGGAGGTGGGGTGATGGGCAACGATCCGTCTCATAAGTACGCGCAATCAACCCCGCGGACGGGCGGTAGCGGCTGGGGCAAGTCTGCCACAAGTAGCGGCGTTTCTGTAACGGGTATTTCGGAGATTGACAAGCGAATCGAGGCACTTGCGGAAGACGTGCGCCAGAAGGTCGTCAAACGTGCGATGATGTCTGCACTCAAAGACCTGTGGAAAGACGCGAAGTCGGAGGCACCTGTGCATACCGGCAGACTACGCAAGTCCATCAGCCGCAGGTTCAAGTTGTCAAACAACGGCGAAACCGCCACCGGCAGCGTGTATTCGTATCAGGGCCGCGGCTCGCGTGCGGCGCACCACGCTTGGCTTGTGCATGAAGGCTCGACCATTCGTGTTGCCGATCATACATGGGTTCGTCGGGTCAAGGGGACAACATACGTCACAGTTCGCGGGCAGTCGTTTGGTCGGATCTTGCCCAACCCGTTCATGCGGCGAGCGTTCCGGCAGAATCAACACAGCATCAAGGGCGCGTTCATCAAAGCCCTACGGGAAGCAGTGCGGAAGGCTGGACGATGAGCGTCTTTGTCGAGCAAGTTCTGAGGGAGATTCTTATCGATGACAGCGAGGTGGCCGCGCTCATTTCGACGCGGGTGTATCCGCACAAGGTACCGCAGGGGCAAAGTTTGCCCGCGGTGGTCTACACAATGGAGGAGACGGAACCGCTTGCCACCCTCACGGGCAGAGGTGGGGTGGCTGCAAACTTCGAGTTGATTTGTCTCGACGATGGGTATGGGGATGCAAAGGATCTCGCTGAGAAGGTACGTGACGCGCTCGCGCACTACAGCGGGACCGTCACACCAACCGGGTCTGATCCCATGACGGTCAACCGGGTACTCCATCTTGGCAGCGACGATGTAGAACTTCAACCACTCGACGGGAGTGGAATACCGCCAAAGGCGGTGAGTGTGAGGGTGAGACTTTATTACGCGGCATGATCCGCGAGAGGAGTGGGGAAAATGGCAGCGATTCTGAGTGAAGGCACAACGCTAAACATTGGCGGCGCGGTTGGGCAGGTGACAAGTTTGTCGATCAGTCACAGCAGAGACACGATTGATGTCACCAACTTGGCCACCGCGGGCGGCAAGGACTTCATGGGGGCGAAATTGTACGAAGCCGAACTTACGGCAGAAATGCAATTTCAGGATGATGATACCGGGCAGGCGGCAATCCTTGATGACTTCGACGGGGATGGAGCAAGCGACGCGCAGGCTTGCGTTTTGACGTTTTCATCAGGCACGTTCACGTTCAGCGGGTTTGTGACTGCGTTTGATGTTTCTGGCTCCCTCGACAATGTTGTCACGGCTTCCGTTACGGTCAAGGTGACCGGCGACATCACGCAAACCTGATGCCACTATCACGCAAAGACATCCTCGACGCGGAAGACAGTTCTACGCAGTGCGTCGCCGTCCCCGAATGGGGCGGCGATGTACTGGTGGGAACGATCACAGGTTCGCAGCGTGATGCGTTCGAGAGTGCGATGACCGGCGGCAAAATGGAAAACGTCCGCGCTAGGCTTGTGGCACTTTCGTGCCGCGATGATAAGGGCGGGCGGTTGTTCACTGACAGGGATGTTTCCGCGCTTGGCGAAAAGAACGCGGCGGCACTGGATCGGGTGTTTACGGCGGCACTGAAGCACAACGCTTTCAGCGCGGAAGATGTCGAGGACATCGCGGGAAACTAAGGAAGCGGCCTGCGAGGCTTTTCTATCTTCGCTTGTCGCTACAACTGGGGATTCCGGTGGGTGAAATGTTGCAACGCATCGACAGCAGAACGCTTGCGGAATACATGGCGCTGGAGTTCATCGATCCGCACGGTCCTATCCGGGGAGACATCCAGGCGGGCGTGGTTGCAAGCACGATCGCCAACGTCAACCGTGGGAGCGGATCGTCGCCGTTTACCATCACAGACTTTTTGCCGTTCAAGGATGACAGCGACGACAAGATGGACGAGAAAAAAATGATGTCGCAAATGGAGGCGCTTGTGAAACTGAGCGGGAAATCAAATGGGTAATATAGGCGACCTGTTTGTCAACATCCACGCGAATGCGCGTGGCTTGGTTTCTGGACTTGCCATGAGTCAAAAGAAACTCCGCAAGTTCAGCCGATCCGCGGGCCGCATGGGTCGCCAGATGCAAACGCTCAGTCGCGGCATGATGGTTTTGGGTACGGCTGTGGCCGCGCCGGTCATCGTTGGCATCAAGGCATTTGCGGATTTCGAGAAGTCGATGGCGAACGTGTCCACCATGCTGGACAAGCCCACGAAGCACATGGGGGCGTTCACCAAGGGCGTGAGTCGGATGGCTGTGGAGTACGGCGAATCGACCGACACGCTTGCGGCTGGTTTGTACGACATCCTGTCGGCATCGATTGCACCATCGGAAGCGATGGAAGTGCTTGCCGTGTCATCGCGGGCCGCGATTGCTGGGATGACCGATACCGCAACGTCCGCGGATGCCATCACGACAATCTTGAA